CCTACAATGGGTAGCACCAGAGCTAGGTAGCCCTGAGTTACCCTTAGACGCTATGCTTGAACTTACGTTAGCAATGCTTGGCCTTGCAGGTCTTAGAACAGTAGAGAAATTAAATGGTAAAGCCACATGAAGACACATAAAGAGATGGTAAACAACGTACTTGTGAGGCTACGGGAACGTGAGGTTGACAGTGTTAATGAGAATAGTTACTCAAAGTTAATTAGTTTATTTATTAATGATGCTAAGGAGTTTGTTGAGTCAGCGTGGAATTGGTCTGTTCTTAGGCAGACATTGACTGTAGTTACTCAAGATGGTGTATTTAACTATGTGCTTACTGACTCAGGTAATAACGTAGCTATACTGGACGTAGTTAACTTAACATCTAATACGTTCTTAAAGTATAAAGACCCACACTGGTTTAACAATGTATTTCTTAATAACACACCAGTTGAAGGTAATCCTGATTACTATGTATTCAATGGTGTGAGTGTAGCAGGTGACACACAGATAGACTTATACCCTATCCCTAATGGTGTGTACACTATTTACTTTAACGTAATCATGCGCTCACAGGAGCTTGTGGCTGATGCAGATACAGTACGTGTACCTCACTTACCTGTACAAGCTTTAGCCTACGCTATGGCCCTTGAGGAGCGTGGTGAGGACGGAGGTATGTCAGCAGTATCGGCTAAGGCTCTTGCTCAAAACTTCCTATCTGACGCTATTGCCTTAGACGCTAACAAGCACCCAGAGGAACTGATCTGGGAGGTCTATTAACCATGGCTAAACAATTAATGTCCTCCTCTATTGCTGCACCTGCATTCTATGGCTTAAACACCCAAGAGTCAGGTGTAACACTACAGGAAGGTTTTGCACTACAGGCAGACAACTGCGTCATAGATAAGTTTGGTCGCTTAGGAGCACGTAAGGGCTGGCAGACTCGTAGCAATGCTAAGGATGGGTCAGCTAATGGAAACGTGGGTGTTAACTTAATAGGTGTGTCTAACTTTAAGGAAGTTACAGGTGCTGATACATTATTGTCATTCAGTGTTGACAAGTTCTACAAGGGGCTTACAGACCTTGTTACTTTAACACCAACAACTGCCGACACAATAGCAGCAGGTAACTGGCAAGCTGCTACACTGAATGATCATCATTACTTCTTTCAACGTGGCTACTTACCACTTTTGTACACTAATGTTGGTGGTGCGGATACTTTTGAATCTATAGCAGCACACGCTCATGTAACAGGAACTGCCCCCAGTGCTAATACAGTCTTATCTGCTTATGGTCGTTTATGGGCCGCAGACACAGCGACTAACAAAACCACAGTTTACTTTACGGACGTACTAAGCGGTTTTAAGTGGCATGGAGGTACTTCTGGTAACCTTAATATATCATCAGTGTTTACTCAAGGTGGTGACGAGATTGTTGCCCTAGGCGCACACAACGGCTTCTTAGTTGTTTTCTGTAAAGATAACATTGTTATTTACAGTGATGGTGATAACTTCCAAGCAGGTATGACTACCTCAAGTTTAACTTTAGTGGAAGTAATAGAAGGTGTTGGCTGTATAGCTAGAGACAGTGTACAGAACACTGGTGAAGACATCTTGTTCTTAAGTAACACTGGTATACGTTCATTGAGTCGTACCATACAAGAGAAATCTCAGCCTATGCGAGACATCTCTAAGAATGTACGTGATGATGTAATACAGGCCATTAATGCTGAGAACATTGATTTAATCAAGTCAGTCTACTCACCTATTAATGCTTTCTACTTGATTACTTTCCCTACGTCACAACAGACCTTTTGTTTTGACACCAGAGCACCTTTAGAGGATGGTAGTTTTAGAGCTACAATATGGCCCTCTGTATCACCTAAGGGTTTCTTGTCGGAAGGTTCTACATTATACTTTGCAGAGGACAACGGCATAGCAGAGTACACAGGTTATCAAGACAACGGCTCTAAGTACGAAATGGCGTACTACAGTAACTTCTTTGACCTAGGTATGCCTAACGTGTCAAAGATAGTAAAGAAGCTGTCAGCGACTACAGTAGGAGCTACAGGACAAACCTTTGCACTTAAGATTGGATATGACTATAGCCCAGTATATTATGGTTATACATTTACATTAGAAGTAGGTACTGTATACGAATATGGTATTACCGAGTACGGCATAGGAGAATACTCAGGCTCAGTCTTAATCAACGAACAAAAAGCATCAACACAAGGCGCAGGTGACATTATACAGATAGGATTCACTACTGATATTAATGGTGCTCCTATGTCATTACAGAAAATTTCACTATACGCCAAACAAGGTAAGGTACTTTAAATATGTCTAATTATACTAAAGCAACTAACTTTGCATCAAAGGACGCCTTACCCACAGGTAACGCACTCAAGACTGTCAGTGGTACTGAGATTGATGACGAGTTTTCAAGCATACAAACGTCTGTAGCTACTAAAGCTAACCTAAGTGCGCCTACGTTCACAGGTATACCAGCGGCACCTACAGCAGCTACAGCGACTAACAGCACACAGATAGCCACCACAGCGTTCACACAGGCCGCTATAGTGGCTGGTGTTGCAGCTAAGGCACCTATAGACGCCCCTACGTTCACAGGCGTCCCTGCGGCTCCTACAGCGGCTGCTGGCACTAATACTACACAGTTGGCTACTACAGCCTTTGTACAGGCCGCTACGCCCACAGCAGCGACTATTAATGGTCTAGCATATCCTGTAGGCTCTGTGTACACATCAGTAGTCGCAACTAACCCTAACAGCTTACTTGGCGTAGGTACTTGGGCAGCCTTTGGTGCTGGTCGTGTCTTAGTGGGTATCAATGCAAGTGACAGTGACTTTAATACAGTAGAAGAAGTAGGCGGTGCTAAGACTGACTCACATACGCTTACACTTAATGAAATACCTAGTCACGTTCACGGGTACACAGGCGTACAAGGTACAGGTAACCCAGATGGTGCTGCTGATTCTGCTGGTGCAGGTGGTGCAAACTCATATCCTAGGCAGAGTGAGCTAGATTATGAAGGCGGTGGAGCAGCCCACTCACACGATATTGTACAGCCGTATATTGTCGTATACTTTTGGAAGAGGACAGCATAATGGCAGACCCAAGGGGTGAAAGTAATTCGTATGGTGGCTACAGCGGCTCAGGCGGTGGTGGTTATAATAATAAAAGCGGTGGTAGTGTTAGCGGTCAAGGTGCACAATTTCAAGGAAATGGTAATGATGGGTCAGCGGCTAGAGCAGCAGCAGCAGCGGCAGCGGCAGAGACTCAAAGAAGAAATGCGGATATGCAAGCTCAAATAAAAGCAGCCGAAGCACGTAAGCAGATGGATGAAGCAAATGCTCGTTACGAAGCACAACAAGCACAAGTACAGGCAGAACGACTTGCTTATGCACAACAACAGAACGCTCTAAACCCTATAAAAACTACAATGGGGACAGAGAATATAGGGTTTACAGGAGGCTTAGGTCAATCAACTGTTAATGGAGTACCTGTCACAGAGCAAGGTATATATGGCGGTAATTACCCGCAACAGTCACTATCACAGGCTATGGCGTTAGGTCAAGACTTTAGCCCTAGAATGCCTAATACTGCGGCTGGTTGGATGGCAATGGCTACTAACCCTGCGTCTATTTTTGCCAAAGCATTTGCAAGCGAGAGTATGCTTGGTATGAATGACAGGGCAAGGGACGAGTATGCTTTAAACGCTCAAGAAGCTGCCCGTGACCCTAACAACCCTTGGAATACTATGACAGAGGCACAAAAAGTAAGTATGTCTCGTCAGTCTCAATTAGATGAACAACTACCTAACGCCTACATAGGCGGTGGTCAAGGGCGTCCTAACGAAGCACAGTTAAATGCTATGCGTCCATCAAACATATCTGAATCACAATGGTCTGGATTGCCTATGGAAATGAAATCTTCACTGGCACAGTCAAGTGGTATGATGGGAGGCATGGGTAATGCAGGAGGAGGCGGTGGTATGTTACAAAGTACAGTAGGTGTTGCTGGTGGCCCTATGGCAGGAGGAGCAAGAGACTACCAGCCAACAGGAGGCACATTCAAGCCTATTACCTTTAGATCAGGCACAGGTAACCCAGACCCTTACGCTGGCTTAAGTGACATGGCACAGCAAGGTCAAGGAATGTTTAACGTAGCAGGTCAGGATGCACTACAAGCTGCTGACCAGTTTAATTATAACTTTGACCCACAGGCAGCAGGACAGCGCTTATTTGATGAACGCTCCTCATTACTTGAGCCAGCCTTTGCACAGCAACGTGCTAAGAACTTA